ATCCTCTACCGAGGGCATCCTGGACCCGCACCACCCCATCGCCAACGACACCTGGATGCAGGCGGCGCAGTCAGGCCAGCGGCCCGAGGTGGTGGACACCGGGCGGTCAGGCAAGGCTCGTTGGCAGTCTCCGGCCAAGTTCGGCGTAGGGGAAGCGGGGTCTGCCAACGAGAAGAAGCTCACCTCTGGTGGCATCGTCAAGGGTGGTTCGCCCGCCATGATCCGTCACGCCTGGGGCCAGGAGTCGGTGGAGCGCACCGGGGCTGAACTGGGCAAACGCAACGACGAGATCGTGCCCTCGGTGGGTGTCCAGGGCGTGGTGTGGACCGAGATTCGTCGTCAGGCCGGTGGGGGCAAGGACGCTGAGTACGAAGGTCGAGTGGCGGCACATCAGGCCAGCCAGCGGTCCCCGCTGCGTCCTGGCCGGGGCCAGAAGTCTCAGACCATGTTCCATGCTGGTGAAGGCGGTACCGAGACGGTCAATCCGGCTGCGGTGTTGTCACAGTCCCGGCAACTAGCCCTGCGGAAGACGGCTGCTCGTGGTGTGCAGGGAGAGTTGTTCGGGTGAGCATCAACTTCAACCCTCCGACCTACCGAGCCGCAGTCAGTGACCTGGCTATCGCTGTGTCCCCGCTGGGCCTGGTGGAGTTGGCCGATGAGGAGTTCGAGGTCCATGGCCCTCGGATGAACCGCTACGCCAGCAACTGGGCGTGGTACCTGGGTCATCACTGGGCCTACCGGCGTGAACTGGGCGAGCCGCAACTCACCTTCAACTTCGTCAAGGCGTTCAGTGATTACATAACAAACTGGACCTTCGGCCGAGGCATCGAGTTCCATGCCCCCGAGGCCACCGGCCTGATCATCCCCCCGCTCATGAAGCGGGTGTGGGAGATCGACAACAACAAGAGCCGCCTGCTGTGGGAGATCGGCCAGCTTGGCTCCGTCAGTGGCGACGTGTTCGTGAAGGTGGCCTACGAAGAGGCCTACGTGGACCCGGCTGGCCGTGTTCACAACGGGCGGGTGCGCATCCTGCCACTGAACCCGGCGTTCTGCTTCCCGGAGTTCCACCCGCACGACAAGAACAAGATGATCCGGTTTCGCTTGAAATATAAGTTCTGGGGGACTGCCCAGGACGGGACCCGTCAGGTCTACACGTACGTCGAGCTTCTGACCGATCAGATGATCGAGGAGTACGTCAACGACGAACTCATCGATCGCCGTGAGAATCCGCTGGGCACCATCCCCATCACGCACGCTGCCAACCTGCCGGTGGCGTCGTCGCCGTGGGGCCTCGGTGACATCAACGACATCATCACGCTGAATCGTGAGTACAACGAGAAGGCCACCGAAATCTCGGACATCATCAACTACCATTCGGCGCCGGTCACCGTGATCATCGGGGCCAAGGCGGCGGGGCTAGAGAAAGGCCCCAAGAAGATCTGGGCCATCGGCAACAAGGACGCCTCGGTCACCAACCTGGAGTTGGAGACGAACTTCGCCGGGCCGCTGGGCTACATGGAACTGTTGAAGCAAAGTATGCACGAGATGATGGGCATTCCCATGGGTGCGCTGGGCCAGGTACAGCCCATCTCGAACACCTCGGGCGTGGCGCTCCAGATGCAGTACCAGAGCATGATGCCCCGGTACCACCAGAAGAAGGTGCAGTACACGCCCTTCTTCAAGCAGATCAACGAGCACATCATGCTGCACCTGGCAGTCTTCGAGCCGCAGGCGCTCCAGTACAACCCCTACCTGTCGAGCGTGCGGCCCGAGCCGGACCAGGCGTTGGCGCTTGATCCCTCCGACCCGCTGACCTACCGCACCGAGATCTTCTGGCCCGATCCCATGCCGATGGACCGGCTGTTGAAGATCAACGAGATCCAGGCCCTGATGGCGATGAGCCTGGAGTCCCGCAAGGGTGCGCTCAGGGACCTGGGCGAGCAGTTCCCCGATCAGAAGCTGCGGGAGATCTTCGAGGAGATGTTGGAGGACATCAAGGAGCAAGGCGCTCTCGATCTCATCCGCATGCAGGCCGCTCAGTTCCAGATGGCGACTACGGGTATGACGCCGGACGGACAACCCATCCTGACACCAGAGGGCGGCGCAGTGCCGTCCGCACCCATCGATCCTGCACTCGCTCAGGAGATCATGGAGCGTGCGTTCCAAGAGATGCCGCCCCAGACGATGGACTACGACACCACCGACACTTCGAGCGAGTAGTGTCACAACTGGGCCTGAAAGAGGTATGACAACATGAGCCAACTGGATACCGGGAGTGGGTTCATCCAGGGACAGGGCGTCGAGCCTGCGCAGCCTCGTACGGCTGCTGACGTGCAGGCGCCGCCCCCGCAGCCTGGACAGAACGGTCCTCTCGTGATCGTGCAGGGTGGGCAGACGGGACCGGGGCCGACACCGCAGAACGGTCGCTTCTACTCGGAAGAGGACGTCGCCCGCATGCGGGAAGAGACGGACGGCCGTCTGGCCGAGATGCAGGCGCAGCTACAGCAACTCACCACCGACCGGGAAGAGCGGGAGGCCGCTGCGCAGGCTGAGCGTGATCGTCTGGCGCAGGAGGCCCGTCAGGCGTCCGAGGCCGAGATGGATGTGCGCACCCTGCTGGAGACTCGGGACAAGGAGTGGAACCAGCGCATCGAGGCGATCGAAGAGCAGCGCCAGCGGGACCAGGCCATCTTCGAGCGGGAGCGGGAGTGGAACGAACTCCAGAACTACCGCCGTGCCCGCATCGAGCAGGAGGAGCAGTTCCTGCTGCCCGACCTGCGTGATCTCATCCAAGGCAACACCGTGGGCGAGATCGACCAGGCCATCGAGGACATGAAGCAGCGCACCCAGACCATCGCTGCCAACTTCCGAGAGGCCATGACGGATGCTCGTCCTCTCGCTCGTGGAGCGGCCCTCACCGGCCAACCGTCCATGGGTGGTCCGATGGAGCAGCAGCCTGGTGTTGAGCAGATCAGCATCCAGGACATCAAGGGCATGGACAACAAGACGTACGGCCAGTACCGGGACCGCCTGATGCGCTATGCGACTCAGAGCGGCCAAGCACCACCGCAGTAGTCACAACAAGAGAGGATTCTCATGGCAGATACCGCCCTCGGCTCCCCGTTCCCATCGGGTTCCGCCGTCACTGGGACCGAGCAGGTCGCCGGTGGCGGTCCCGCCAGCGTCTACACCAGCGCTGTCGGCTACTACGGCCCGACCGGCCCCAACAACAACCCCAACACCGGCTATGGCGTCGCTCCCACCACTGGCACCACCATGATGGGTCCGGCCATCCAGGTGATCTGGAGCAAGGAGATCTTGTTTCAGGCCATGCCGGTCCTGCGCTTCGAGCAGTTCGCCATCAAGAAGACCGAACTCGGGGTGATGCCCGGACTGACCGTGAACTTCATGCGTTATAACAACTTGCCGATCCCGTCGGGACCGCTGGTTGAGGGCGTCCGCATGCGGACCTACGCCCTGTCGGCGCAGCAGTACCAGATCAAGGTCGCTGAGCAAGGCTTCGGCGTCGCCGTGACGGAACTGCTCCTGAACGCATCGTTCGATGACGTCATGGCCTCGGCCTCTCGTCTCCTCGGTCGCAACATGGCGCTGTACATCGACACGCAGGCCCGCACCTCGCTCCAGCGCTCCACGTCGGAGGTCTACGGCTACGCCAAGCCCACGGCCATCAACACCGGCTACGGCGTCTACGAGCCGGGCACGGTGGCCCCGAGCTACGCCGCTGTGACGGCGGGCGGCGGCGGCTACTTCCTCACGATGCACACGATCAAGGACGCCGTCGAGGTCCTGGCGTCCAAGAACATCCCCCGCATGGGCGAGACGTACGTGTGCTTCGTGCATCCCCACCAGAGCCGCCGTCTGCGTGACACCCCGGAGTTCATCGAGGTGACCAAGTACGCATCGCCCGGGAACTTCATGCTGGGCGAGATCGGGCGTCTGAACGACGTCGTCTTCATCGAGACGACCCAGATCGGTGCCCCGTTCAACAAGACGGTGTGGCCTGCCACGCTGGCCGACGACCCCTCGGTCGCCCAGGCCTACTGGCGGCAGGACACCCTGGGTGTGGCTTCTCCGGCCACGCCGGACGTGTCGATCGACCAGCCGCAGCCCGCAGGCTCCGGTGTCGGCCCGCCCAACCTCGGTGGTGCTGGTGTGGACACCAACCTGGAGTACGCCTACGTCGGCCCCGGCGCTGTCGCCACCCCCGGGTGGGGTCAGTACTGGCCTGGCGGTGGCCCTGCGGGTCTTCCGACCTACGAGGGCCTCATGGTCGGGGACAACGCCTTCGGGCACGCCATCAGCCTCCCCGTCGAGCTTCGTGACGGCGGCGTTCTCGACTTCGGTCGTGAGCACGCCCTGGCGTGGTACGGCATCTGGGGCTTCGGCACCATCACCGACTCGGCGGTCGTTCGCCTCGTCACCAACTGAGCACACTCGTATGCACAGAGGGGGGCGGCTTCGGCCGTCCCCCTCTTGCCTTGAACAGGAGCAACCATGGCATCAGCCCGCCAGCCCGCAGGAACGCCAGAGACAGTCGATCCCTCCGTCGAGGGGGGTGAGGTCACGCCCGGCATGACCACCATGGCCGAGATGTTCGGCACGCCCCAGGTCGTGGACGAGGTGCAGGAGCTACCCATCCAGCAGCCGCTGGGTGAGGCCGTCTGGGTCGTGCGGCCCAACGCCGACATCGAGGAGATGACGGTGGGCCTCCCCGACAACCACTTCAACATGAAGGCGGGCACGAGGTACAGGGTTCCCGAGCGAGTGGCTCAGATCCTGTATGAAAGGGATCAGTTGATGGAGATGCCCATCCGGTACGACGAAGCCCTACAGCGGAGGTAACCCATGAGCCTGGTCACTGTCCACGGCCCCAACACGATGTACACCACCGAAGGCGGGGGAGCGTCAATCCCGTCGTCCGGGGGCGGCATTGCCCAGGCCACCAAGAGTCCCACCAACGGCCTCCAGTTCTCCTTCTCGGTGCCCAACCCCGGCGCCCGCCCGGCTGCCGACTTCGACTGGACCTTCACCGGCCCTGGCAGCCCCGCAGCGCAGCCCGACAAGTTCAGCGGCACGGTGCTCTTCACCGGGGCCGGTGCGGTCAGCATCATCTGCACGGTGGCGGCGGGTGCTGGCCCGCCTGCTGGTGGCACCTACACCGTCAACGCCACGGCGACGGCGGGCACGCCTCGCATGGTCGAGCGGAGCGCTGAGCCGGACATGAGCAAGCCAGCGTTGAAGCCCGAGGAGTCAACGCCCGAGGTGGAGGTGGGCTACGACCCCGCCGCTCACACCGTGGACGAGGTGATCGAGTACGCCGAGGAGCATCCGGACCAGGTCCCCGACATCTACGCCGCCGAGCAAGCGGGCAAGCAGCGCTCCACGCTGTTGTCACATCTGGAGCACATGCAGGCGTAGGGACCCATTGACATTGACGTAGGAGCACACATGGTCAACAGGGCCGGTTTCATCGTCCAGAACGCCGTCACGGCCGGGGCCAACCTGGACCTGGCTGAGCCTGACGCTCTCGACTTCAACATGCTGGGCAACATCCGCCACGGTGTGCTTGGTTCGGACCCGAACGCCTGCAAGGTCAGTGTCAATGGATCGAGCTACACGATCACCGTGGCGCCGGGTGTCGCCGTGGTGGACGGGGCACTCGTGCGGACGGGTGGGACGGTCCCCCTGCCCGGACCCTCCCAGTCACCACGGTTCGATCTGATCACGGTGGATGGGGGCGGGACTGCCGGTGCCATCGTCGGCACTCCCGACCCGAACCCGGTCTTCCCCGACTACGACGACACGGTGACGGTGCTCGCCGCCATCATGATCCGGCCAGGTGGCAACTACCCGCAGGCCGGGGACGTGACCGACAAGCGGCTCATGCTGATGCAGCGGTTCGTGACGGCGGTCAGTGCCGGGTCGCTGCTCCACAACGGCAACCCGGCCAACCTGGCCCCGCTGTTCGACATTGACTTCAACGGGCGCATGGTGTGGGACGGCGACGGCACGGCGTTGGAGCGCACCAGCACCAAGACCTTGCGGGTCGGGGACAACCTGGTCGTGGCGGGCACGCTCTCTGCTGCCGCTATCGCAGCGGTCGGGGACCTGAACGTCAGTGGCGACATCATCGCCACCAACTTCCTCCAGGGCGCTGGTCCCCCTTCGGGCACGGCCACCCTCGGGGACCTCTACAAGAACCTGACTGACGGGTCAATCTGGGCCTACCAGACCACCGGCTGGGTGCAGCTTTCGACGGTGCCCATCCCTGCCGGTATGACGATGATGGGCTTCATGACCACCGCTCCAGCGGGATGGCTGTTGGTCAACGGCCAGACCATCTCCAAGGCGGCGTCAGGAGGCCTGTGGGACGCCCGGCCCGACTGGCAGCTTCCTGGTGGCACCCAGATGAAGCTCCCCGACGCCCGGGACTGCTTCTATGGCTGGGGCGCTCCCGGTGTGAGGTTCGGCAACGTGGCACCCCAGGTGCAGTTGACCGTGGCCAACCTGCCCCCGCACAAGCATCTGGTCAGTCCCACGACGGACGCAGGAGGGGCGCACGGCCACACGGTGAGCCAGACCCCGGCTGGGGCGCACAGCCACACCACCGTGCAGCCCAGTGGCGCCCACAACCACTCCATCTACGACCCGGGGCACTCGCATCCGCCGCCCCCGGACGCCGACGCCTACGTGACCCGCACCATCGGTGGTGGCCCGAAGCGGCTGCTGGATGGCCCCTGGGACGTGGGCTTCGATCCGGGTACGGGTGTGAACGTCGATGTGTACCAGCACGGCACCACCGGCATCCAGACCACGACAGCGGGGTCCAACCACGACCACCCCACCGACGTTCAGGGCAACCACACCCACGGCTTCGCCATCGATTCCGGGGGCGCAGCGCACTCGCACCCCATCAGCGAGAACACCATCGGCTCTGGGATTCCGATCGACATCCGCCCGCCCGCCATGGGCATGTACCTGTTCGTGAAGATCTGATGCCCTACCGCAAGCCCGACGAGGGCATCATCCAGCAAGCGGTGGAGCTTTCCTCCGAGGGGCTGGAGGAGATCCCCTACGCCTCGGAGATCGTGGACAAGGGGCCAGGCGGTCCAGGCCTGGACCCGGAGTGGGAGCCAGCATGACCGACATCGTCGCCCCTGCGGAGTGGTTCGTGCCGCCGTACCCGAAGGCCCTGGTGCCCGACTACTCGGGCTACGCCCCGGGTGCCGTCAGCGGCGCAAGTGGTGGGACAGGAGCCGCTGACGGCGGGGCATCTTCGCAGGTCCCTACGAGCTACGACCTCTCGTGGGTGGCTGGAGACACCGTCGAGTTCAAGTTCTTCTTCCCGAACGTGTGCTGGGTGGAGGTTGATCCCGGCTCCACGCAGGCGCTGTGGGAGTACACCACCTGGCGCTCCCAGGTCCGCACGTCACACTATTACTACTATGGCTACTGGTGGCCTCCCACTTTCCCGATGGGTGCTCGCATCATGGAGTTCGTCTGCACCGCTGAGTATGTGGAGGACGATCCGGACAAGGGCACTGGCACCTGGGTCACCCTTCGGGGCGGCACGTCGTGGCCTGGCGACTTCAAGTGGGATCTCCAGTCCGAGGCCCACACCAGCACCCTCGATCCGTACTTCTACGAGGCCCACACCTGGTACCAGGGCAACGTCAAGGTGCTGCCCCAATACACCTCACCCACGCTGTACCCGCCGAGCAACTGGCCGGTCTACTCCTTCGACTCGAACCCCTGGCCGCATCAGGGGCCGTATCTCTACCCGTGAGGTGAGGAGGTGGACATGCAGGTCAGGGTCGATGTCACCGAAGACGAAGGCGTGCGTGTTACGACAACCTACGGGCCGGTCCTGTTGTCCGTAGTCTTCGACCTGGCCGACGAGGAGGCAGTCATCGACGTCATTCGCCAGGGCTTCGCAGATGCCCGCAAGCTCCATGAGGAGAAGGTCCATGTGCTCCCCGGCTGAGATCGCTCAGAAGGTGCGCTACAAGCTGAGGGACTTCGGGCACTACTTCGAGGTGCCCTACACAGCGGCGCCCATCTACACCATGCGGCTGCCTCACCCCCTGGTGGACAAGGACAAGATCACCGTCTGGCAGCCCGACTCCACGGAGATCCCGTCTGGCCCAGACACCTGGGAACTGGACCAGCGCAACGGCATCATCAAGTTCCGGGACCCCAACACCATCGCTGACGGCGTGGGCGTCTCGGGCTATTACTACGAGTGGTTCCTGGACGAGGACCTGGAGTACGCCGCTGGCATCATGACCAACCAGCACCTCTACGACTCCGACAAGGCTGACAACGGCAGCGACTTCTCGCCCGTCGAGTGTGATGTGCTGGCGACCGGCGCTGCGGCTCAGGCGTACTACGCCCTCATGGCCGAACTGTCCCTCGACGTTGATGTCTCAACACCAGAGGGCATCAGCATCCCCGCTACGCAGCGCTTTCGCCAGGCGACGGAGATGGCGGGGCACCTCGCCCAGGTCTACACCGACGAGGCAGCCATGCTGGGTGTGGGCCTCAACAAGGTGGAGCAGTTCTGGTTGCGCCGGGTGGCCTACCTCACCAACCGCCTCGTGCCCATCCTGCGGGAGCGGGAAGTGGATGATCCCCATCCTCCGCTGCGACTGCTGCCGCCCATCCCTGCGGGCCTCCAGGACGGCGAGGGCGACGCCGTCTACATGCCTGAGCCGCCTGGTGGCATCGGCTACGGCGGCTGGACCACTCTCGGTACGAGTGGGTTGCCATGATCGACACCCGCCGAGAGGCCGCTCACATCGCCAGGGAGATGGCTCGTTATCACAACGAGATCGGTGAGGCCGTCATCTGGTTCAAGTTCGACACCGAGAACAGCCACTATGACCGGGTCTACAACGAGGGGGGCAAGGCCTGGAGGCGGGGCCTGAGCGTAGCCACGCTGTGGATCGACCAGGGCGAGGCTCCGGAGCAGTACCTCCCCGAGGGGCGCCGTCCCTACGTGACGCTGCGCTTCGCCGTGTCGGCGGTGGCCCTCATGGAGTCGGGCGTCGGCCAGCAAGAGGCCCACGGCCATCGGGTCTGGGACCAGGGCCTGCTCCAGGACTTCTGGATGGACGACCGGAACAACGACGTCGTGTACTACGACGGGCGATACTGGGAGGTGTCCAACTTCCAGATCCGGGGCCGCATCCAGGTGGACACCGTGGTCGGGGTGACCTGCACCGAGACGTACCCCGAGGATGAGTACACCTTCGACTTCCCGCCCAACACTCGACCTCCGGTGCTCAACCCTCTGAGGGAGGACTGATGGCTGCCCCCGGCTCCGCTACCGCAACGGTCTGGCCCGACTGGGCCAACGGCTTCGACAACTGGCGTGAGCAGGACGCCGAATGGCTGCGCAACCGCATCGTCAGCCCCTTCCCTGATGTCGCAACACGTGACACCATCATGAACCCGGTGGCCAAGAGCTTCGGCATGATGTCGATCCTCCAGGCGGGGTCGGTGGCCGGGGCGCCGGACTTCTGGAACGGGGCGGCGTGGGAGTCCATTCGGTACCCCAACCTGAACGTCACCTCGGACGCCACCAGCGTCACGTTGAAGCGCCAGGGAGCGGGGTCCGGCATCCAGTTGATGAACGACGGCTCCGTGAACACGGTGAAGAACGTCGTCGGCACAGGTGGCATCGGCTACGTGGGGGACACCACCGGCATCTCCATGAAGATCGGCGCCAAGACGGTCAAGTTGGCCACCGATGCCACCCAGTTGACCATCGACTCCCCCGTCTCGATCGCTGGGGGACTGACACTGACAGGCGCCCTTAGCGTAAATAGCGTAAATGTGACGGCGGGGCTGACCGTGGGGGGCACCCTCGGCGCTCAGGCCATCACGGCGACCACGCTCACGGCCAGCGGCCTGGTGGCGGGTGGCAGTGTCAATGGTGGAGATGCACAGTTGGCGACGGTGGGCATCTTCGGTGTGCTGCGTCATCGCAGTGGCGGCACCGGGGTGGTGAGCGTGGGGTCGGACTCCACGTTGAAGATCGATGGGGCGAGCCTCGCCGTCAACCCGCCGACCACTTTCGCTGGCACGATCACGGCCAATGGGGTGACCAACTTCGTGGGGCAGCCCAACTTGGCCATCACAGGCAAGACGTCGGTCATGGTGGCGGGCATCGTCGCCGTGGCGGGCAACACGCCACCAGGGTCGCTGAACGCCCCTGACGGAACCTTGTACGTCACCTACTAGGAGGACCCATGAGCGACAAGATCTACTTCCCGCCCGAAGGCACCGACAACCCGCCCGACCCCGAGACTGGTCGGGTCATGGCGGCGCTGGACGCCATCGAGGCTCGCCTCATCCAGGAGGTCGAAGGCCTCTTCGTCCAACTCGGCGCCAAGGCCGAGGGCGTCAAGGCCCGGCTCGATGCCATCATGGCCAACGTCGATGCCAAGATTGACGAGATCGCCGCTCGTCGCTGATGACCGTCTCGGTCCGCAACGCCGCAGCGTGGCAGACGTCACCGGCTGGGCGCCTGCTGTACATCCGGGTCAACGGGGCCTGGCGGATGTGCCTCGACGCCTGGATCAGGGGCACGCCCACGCCGGGGGCTGTAGCGCTGCCTGTGGGGACCTTCCTCGACCCGTTCGACAACGTGTCGGCTTGGAGCGCAGGTGCCAGCGTGGCCGGGGGTCGCACCGGCAACGGCTACCAGGGCACCAGTCTCTCGATCGGTAACGGTGGTGGCACGCATGCCATCCCTGCTGGCCAGCAGGGCGACACCATCACGGTGGGCTTCGCCGCCAAGTTCACCACGCTCGCCGCCGACAACAACGTGCTCTGCTTCTACGGCGATGCTGGGGCCACGCTGCATGTCGCTGTGCAGTTGGGCAATGCCCGGGACATCTTCGTGTGGCGGGGCGCCAGCGCTGCTCTTCTGGGCAACACGAGCAGTGGCACCGCCTACCCGGCTGCGGGCACCTGGTTCTACTGCGAGGTGCAGGTCAAGGTCCATGACACACAGGGCACGGTCGTCGTTCGGATCA